TGGTGCCGGAAATTATTGCGAATGTTTATGTAGCGAGAGTAGAGATGGATGTAGTTGTAGAAATGTTATATTGGACGCATAAAGCGCTTTCGAAAATTGAGGCAGTGGCAGTAAATAGTAATACTGCTTTACGCTTTATGTTTTTCTATGGTGCGAGTGTGTATTTGGCTATGTTGGATGAGCTTCGTAGACTTTTTGTTAGTGTGGGATTAAAGGTGCCTAGTTTACTGACATGGCGCGAGCTTAAGACAGAGTTTCAGCAAAATGCAGGGTTGCTGGAATATGGCTGGGTTACAACTTTTGATGAGGGTAGTAATGATTTTGCAGGTGTCGCAGCCCAGGGCCTTCCGTTGATTCGTGCTCAAATGATGAAAGGGGAAATTGAGCCGGGTGTGGAGTCTGGTGCAGCGGTGGACCCAGAGATTTCAAATGATGTACATAATAAGTTGGGAATAGCATTGACTGAGCATGAGGCACCAGTTAGACAGGATGCAACGAGAGGCATGATATCTAAAGCGAGTGACCGAGCGCATAAGAATATGCAGGATAAAGATTGGACTTTGGCGGACATGGCTGTTCGTTTTAATTATGTGGTTACAGCAGCGTGGAATACTGGAATGACAGTTAATACGGTTGTTTATTCTGCGTTGGTTCCCACAACAATCTTGAATACTGCTACAATTCAAGTTCCCTTTAACAGATTTGTTTATTGGCGGGGTAACGTTAGGTTACGTTTTCAAATTAATGCGACTCGGTTTCATCAGGGGCGTTTAATAGCCTATTTTGTTCCATTGACCCCGTTAGCCACAGTGCAGACTTGGCATCAGTTGAATCAACCTGCGCAAACATCGGTGCAGCATGTTTTTCTGGATCCTTCTGTGAATACTATAGCGGAGTTGTTTATTCCATTTGTAAATTTTAAGAATTATATTCTGAATAATGTGGGTAATGTTGAGTTGAATGGACTTGGGGTTGTGCAACTGCAAGTATTCAATCCTCTACAGGTTGGTGGTACTGGTGGGACGGTGTCTGTAAATGTGGTTGTTATGGCGTCCTTAGAGGATAGTGAATTTAAGATTCCAGTGTCAATTCCTTATCCTCCTGGTGTGGATTTCCAACAAGGGATACATGATGAGCGTGAGGTTGCTGGTTTTGTGCGCTTGGCTCTTAGTGATAGAGAGGAGAAACCATTGCGGCAAGCACAAGCTGCAAGTTTTGTTCGAAGAGATCTTGTTGGGTTTGACTTTTCGTATAAGGATATGAATATATCTACTGATGGTTTTGCGCGTTCAGCTATCATTGGGGAACAGAAGCCATTGTGGCGGGCGCAGGGCAATTTAATATCTGTAACGAATAATAAGATGCAAAATTGTAGCCAGTCAGCTATGCCAATTGAAATGACGGGGGATTCTTTTGATGTACGTGCTACAGTGCGTGATGTTTCACCACCAATTGCTATGGACAAAGTGAATGTTACAGTTCAACCCCCATATGTTACGCGAAAGGCAATTGGATATATGAATCACGCTAACAATTTGGAATTTTTGGACCGTCTTGCAATAAAACCAAGTTCTTTGAATTTGGTTGGTCCTGAACATTTTGGAACTGTGCAAGATGAGATGGAGTTTGAGTATATATTTTCAATGCCTACTTTTTTGCAGACGATTAATTGGCCACAATCTTCTTTAGT